GCACCAGCACCGGCACCAGCACCAGCACCATCATTTAGTTTTGGTAGTTTAATAGGATCTGCAGAAAAAACGCTTGAAGCAGACGGTCGCGCAATAGGAAATGCATTTGGCAGTTTCGCAGAATCTGCAGAAAAAACGCTTGAAACAGACGGTCGCGCAATAGGAAAGGCATTTGACAGTTTCGCAGAATCTTCAGAAAAAACGCTTGAAACAGACGGTCGCGCAGTACAAAACGCTGTTGGCAGTTTCGTAGGATCTGCAGAAAAAACGCTTGAAACAGACGGTCGCGCAGTAGGAAAGGCATTTGACAGTTTCGTAGACTCTGGACAAAAAATACTTGAAAAAGACGGTCCAGTAGTACAAAACGCTGTTGGCAGTTTCGCAGAATCTGCAGAAAAAACGCTTGAAACAGACGGTGACAAATTACAACAAGCTATTTCTCCTTTTGCAACAATGGAGGTGAGTGATGAGTTGACAACTAAGCCACATCTTGCTGCTGCTAATATAAATGCTCAAGGATTTTTATCATATGTTGATAATGAATTTCTTAATGAAAAATTAGGTCAAGCTGCATCTCTCATTACATATGCTCAGCAATATAATAAATTAATCGAAAATAAACTCGCATATGCAGATCCAACCTCAGATGTAGGGAAAGAAAGATTAAAGTTTGCAGATATTCATTCAAAACAACAAGCAATACAATCTGCACATCAAACAATATTAAAAATGGACACAAGAATTGATTTTTATTTAAGTACTATAAGGAAAGTAGAGAGTGATCGTCTTCAAGACCATATAATGAGAAATTTTGTTGGCGAAGGAAAAACTTATCCTAGTTACGATATAGCAAAACAAAATATAATTGCTGATTATAAAATTAAAATTCAGGACACCAGTCGTAGAAGAAAATCTGCAATTAGACATCTGGAAATAGTAAAGAAATTACTTGGTGGAGATGCTGTTGATGAGAACGTAGTTAAAAAGGAATTGAAAATAATGGATAGCACTGTGAAAGTTGTTGGTGGTGGTATAATTAAACCAAAACCACGACGACTTAAATAAAAAATTGAATATATTAGTATATAAATAATTAAATAGTATTTATATATATGGATAAACCACAACCTACTACATTAGCAAAAAGATATCCTCACGAATTGGATAAGCGCATAGTATTTTATGAAGAACCTCATATATATGAGGTTGATGGAAAACAAGGATATACATCAGTAACCACTTGGAATCACAGTCACTTTGAACAATTCGATAGTAGTAAAATAATTGATAAAATATTAACAAATAAACTATGGAACACTGATCCAACTTATAAATATTATCAGAAAACTCGTGAAGATATTGAAAATATGTGGGAGGAAAATAGAAATAAGGCTGCTCAAGCAGGAACACTAACACATTATAATATTGAATGTTTTTATAATGAGATGCCTGTTGAAGATGATAGTATTGAATATTCATATTTTAAAAACTTTGTAAAAGATCATCCACATCTAGAAGCATATCGTACCGAATGGTTCGTATTTCACGAAGACTTAAAATTGGCCGGTTCTATTGATATGCTGTTTAGAGAGCACGTTCCGGATTCTCCTGATTGCGACAAAGAAGGTTATATATATCATATTTATGACTGGAAACGAGCAAGAAGCATAGAAAGAGATAATAACTTTAATAAAAAAGCTATTACAGACTGCATAAAGCATTTGCCTGATACAAATTACTGGCATTATGCTTTGCAGTTAAATGTATATCGTAAAATATTAAAAGATATATATAATATTAAAGTCAAAGAATTGTGGTTAGTTGTATTGTATCCAGATAATTCTAATTATGAAAAAGAACAAATTCCAATTTTAGATTATGAAATGAATTGTTTATTTAGTGAACGCGAAAAGCTTTTAAAAAAATAGAAAAATATGTTATATTAAATAATATAGTATATTTTTAAACCCGTTCGAACATTTTTAATATATTTTTGTCATAATTTGCATTATCACGGGATAATAGGGTTTTCATAAATAATGAAGTAAATACCAAACCCAATAATATTTTATATTTTAATTCAATAAATTTAGCATTAAATAATACATAATATATACCAATAGACATAATTAATCCCAATAATAATACTATAATATCTGTATACTTGTAAAAGATAGTATATAAACTAGGATGATAGCTTTGTTTATAATTATCAGCACTTTTCAATAAACTATAATTATTTAATTCAACTAAAGATAATAAACAGCAACCGAATACTTCCCAATGTAACATTATAATTAATGCAAGTGAAAGATAGATTGTTACATTTATCTTATCATTTGGTTTAAACAACAAAGCGAAGAAAGATAAATAAATCCAAAAGAACAAATGTATATATCTATACAACAACAATTTACCGATATTTTTTGCTAATAGTGTTTTTTGCTCATTATAAATACTTATTAATAATAAAATAGTAGCTATTGTTAATATTATTAAATATTGATGCATTATATTTTATATTTACATAATAAAAATGAATAATATTCTATGGTTAATAAACAATTTAAAAATATTGTATTATTATGTTTAATGCTTAAAAAACTATGGAATTATATACTTTTGCTTATCTATTATTTTTATCACAATATAATATCACGATCTAAAGTTGAAAATAATAACCCTTCATTATTAGATGTATATACAGAAACTCAGAAAAAACGACTATTAAATACTTATAATGATGATTTTCACAAAAATATGAACGAAAACATTGATTTGGAGATATATGACAAATTCGCTTTTAAAGAAATATTAAAAACTCCAAATAATAAATTAGAAGAAGAGTGGTCAAAACGATTATTATACCAATGTGTCCCTAGATCTGATAATAAACAAATAGATATAATTATGTATTATGATATTTATAAACAAGCATTTGCCTATTATTCAAACGAAAATGTAGTATCATATACTTTATTGAATGCAGTCGCAATGAATTATGTAATCACTTTCTTTTGCCGTGATTTTTTTATGGATGAATATGTTTTACCAGAAGACGAAAAGTATGCTACTAAATTAAGAGAAGTATTTTTAAAGTATGATGAAGAGGAAAAAGAAGAAATAAAAACAGACAAAAACGTTATGGCAAAATTAAAAAATTATCGTATAGAAACAACAAAACAAAAAGAAAAACAACAAAATAGATTTATAAATATGGGAAAATTACACAATTTTTCTTTTTTAAACAAAAACAAAAACAAAAAACAATCATTTCAAACGTCATATGATGGAATGTTTGAGAAATTATCTTATAAAGATTATAAAGAACAGAATTATTTATCTTGATTTTTCCATTTTAAATAACTATAACTTTTAACAATATCAAAACTACTTTCAAGATGTGCTTTTGCGATATTGTAAGCTTTTAGTTCCTTGGGAGATAATGATTTCAAGTACTTATTCAACTCTTTATTTTCTTTTGGTTCAGGCATATTTATAATTATACTATATTGAAATAATTATAAATCAATTTTTATTAAAAAACAAAAACCATATTTTTGCGATCTTTTTCACTTTTAATCTTAGTTCTCTTTCCTAAAAAGATAAAGTATTTATTTGCCAAATTAAATCTAGATTTTACATTTTTTGCTTTTTTATATAATGTATTTTTGTGTTTCAGCATTGCTTGTAATCTTACTTTCATAATCATCCCAACTTGCCATATTCGTTTGTGTGTATACTTATTGGATTTATATAATCTTTCTAATTTATTAATTGTGTTTTTAACATCATCCGTTGTAGTATAGTTAATAGGTATAGTGTCAGATGGATCTTTATCAATATAAACATCAAATGATTTTTTTGGATTATTTGGATTGTATAAAAACTTTTTTGTTTTGTTTGATTTTTTTTTCTTTTTATATGTTTTTCTTTTACTTTTACCACCTTGAAGTTTTTGTTTCAAGAAATTGACGGCCTCTTTTTGATCGAGATTGTTTTCCATCATATAGTTATGCTTCTCTGGAATTTCTACTACTTCAGTATTCTCAAAACTGTCAGGATTCATAGGAGTATCCATTGTACACTCTTCGTCTTCTGATGCCTTTCTCCAAGGAAACAAGAAACTTTTTTTTTCTGAATCACTGTGATTGATAACTTCTTTTAGGGTGAGGTTTTTTATCCCTTTATTTGACAGTTCTGGATGCTGATCCAGATATGATTCTACTGTCATTCTAAATATTTTTTGTAAGCCTTTTTTGTTATCTTTCTCTGTACTTCCTATTATAGCCAGTTGTAGATTCGCGTTTTGAGGAGCACCCAATTTTGTTCCATCTTTTAATATTATATTCGCTACGTTTCTCCTACTTTTTATAATTCTTCTTCCTTTTATAGCACCAGTAGAATTTAACCAATTTAACCATCCTTCTAGAGTCCAAAAATTAAAACTCGCAGCAGCAGACATTTGATTTATTGACTTTTGTCCTTCATTTGGATCCTCATTCAAAGCAGCCTCCTCACCGCACGCTCTGAATAAATCTTGGAGTGTCATATTATCAACTTCACACCCATTATATTTTTGAAGATTAGCATAACATCCGACTAATAAGTGACTTTTCGCAACTTGTCTCATTATACCTGGAGGAACAGCCCCTCCAGACATTTTTTTCTTAAATGTTTTTCCGTTAGTTTTTTTTGAATTATATCTTTTCCTTGATAACATAAATTTTATATAATATAATTATATAATTTATTTATCTAAGACAATTGATATGGATCGCTTGGATTGTAATATTCTGCCTGATTATAATCAACGGTATAACCTATATCTTCTAAATAACCAATAGTTATTTTACTTAATGGTATTGGATACACATACGATTCATTCCATCCAGTCATTAGTTCATGATGAAGACCGGGATGAAGATGTCCATTAATATATCTATCGTTATCACTCAGGTGTGCCAAGTCACCTTCTTCTGGATGAACATTTGCAGTGCCGCTTCCACCATCATCTTCAATTGGTAAACCTACAATATTATTTGATATGTCTGGAAAACAATTCTTATATTCTCGAATGGCATTTGTTCCATTATAATACTTTTTCGTTGTTCCATCATTTTCATCTGTATATGTAACCACTGGTGCACTAGATATATTACCATTAATCCATAATGGTCCAATACCAAGAATATGTCCCAGTTCATGAAGAATAACATAATATAATTTGGTTTTTCCGTTTGTATAAACCGTATTTTTCATAGAATCTAAATAGTCAATATTTATAATAAATGAACCTTGATTTGAAAATATTGATCCAAATGTAGGTGTTTGTCCAAAATATTCATAATTTTCTACCCATGCACCTCCTAATACATCAGTTCCTAAATTGTCAAAGTAAACATTTACATCAAGATTATAGCTATTGGGATTTGAATATAATGAAGAGGGACTTAATATAGTACTCCATTTATCAAACGCATCGTGAAAATGCTGTAAATATTCGTGTGTCATATATTCTGGGCTATTTGATCTATTGGTTATATTATATGTAAATATTCCAGTTGTT